TACGCTGGGAGACTGCGGATTCCCGAACGACCTCGACGGGGTTCACATCAGGCGGCTCGGTGAGGTGTCTAGTCCTAACCGCCCAATGCAACTGTGATTTCGATCTTCCCGGCCGGCCGGCATACCAACACGTACGGCCGTCAATGACACGCCAGGAATAATACTGGCCTCGTTGCTTGTCCGGCTTCGCCGGCAGGCACTCATCCGCGCGCGCCACCAAGGTCCCGACCACGACGCTGATGGCGACAGCCAGAGCACCGGCGACCAGGGCCTCAAGCTGGGTCGTCCCCATGGCGCGGCCCTTGCGTCAGGAACTTTGGCAACGGCTGTTGGTGCGTGAGCGCGTGCGCAACCGCGGCCTCGCCAACCTGCTCGGCGACCGGATTGGCGCGCGGCGGAATCACCGTCAGCGCTTCCTTATGTTCCTGCATGCTGGCCCGCGCGGCCTGGCATTTCTGCATGTACTCGGCGACCCGGCCGGCCATCTCTTCGTGCGCCGCGGTCAGCGCGTTGGCGATCTCCTCGGCATAAGTGGCAACCTCTTCACCCTCGCGCTTGGCCTGCGCGCCCAGCTCGCGGATTTGCTCGACCACCGTCTGCCCGCTCTCGCGGATGGCATCGGCGCTTAGCATGGCGGTTGCCCGCCGCTCCATCGTCGGTCCGTTGGCTCGCTGCATTATCATCGTCCTTTGTCTTTTGACGTTTGGGCTTGCGCGTGTTGCGATCGATGGCGTCGAGCTTGCGCGGGATTGCCTGAAAGCCGGGACACCCCAAAGTCTGATTGATCCGCTTCAGTTCCGCGCGAATATCCATCAGAACAGCGACGCCCGCCTGCTCCCAATTCGCCACCTTGTCCGGAAAATTCCAGTCAGCATCTTTATGGCGTGCCACTTTTGTCCTTTCGGGATATCTCGTCGACAACGGCGCCGACGATCGTGGACGCGCTGCCGTCCGCTTCCCTGGTCATCGCATGTCGGATCGTTTCGAGCGGGACATGATGCTGCAGGGCGAGCGAAAGCAGGATCGCACCATCGCGTGCGACAGCATCAAACGAACTACCCGACTTGGAGCCCGCGATGAACACCTCGGCGATCTCACCGTTAGGGAAACGTCCGATCGTGATTGTAAACGCCGTGTTCTGCCCGCCATGACGCAGCTCAAAATTCTCAGCCAAGCGACGATTCTCGAGAACGCGGCGCGTGTTCATCGGCGCACAAGGGCAGTCTCAATCAACCTGGCGCCTTTACGCTTGACGCGCTTGATTTTGTACGGCTCGCGGTTGGCGTTCATTTTATCGGCGAGACGGTGCACTGTGGAATTGACGATGATCCTGGCGTGATACGGCCGATCGCCGCCACGGTAGACCTTCGGCAACAGCTGCTCCGAGGTCATGGGCGCCCCAGCTGCCGCCAGGGCGTCGAACACCCGCGTCTCCGTGGGCGAATATCCGTTGGCTCTGAGTTGAGGTTTAGCCATTACGTTCCCCATGAACAAAGGGCGAGAAATATTTATTTATTTGTTAAATGTCAAGCACTCAGTAATAGCGCGCCCAGAACCAAATGGACATCAGCCACAGTGGAAGTATTGCCAAGCCCACCATCGCGACGAACGCAGTGGTCCGCCAGAACAAGTCAGAATTTAACCGCCCCCGTAACATCGCCCTGCACCGCTAACCTCATATCCACACCTCGACGTTCCTCAACCGGGATACCCGCCAGCTCGGCGATCTCCCGCGCCTGCTGCATGCCAGGCGAAATGCCGCGATCGATATAAAGCACCATCGCCTCGGCCACGCCGACCCAGGCTAGGCCGGCGGCAATGCCAAGCTTGCGCTCGGCCACGAATTTGTCACGCAAGATCCCTGGCTGTGTAAACAGCAAGTGCGACGCAATCGGGGCGTCCCCACGCATGACCGCATCGCGTACGCACGCCCGCGCGTAGGCGACATTGGCGTCGATGTCGCCGGCATACGGGCTCTCAAGGATAACCCGTCTCACCGCAGCGGCGCCTGGCACGCGACCAGGAGGAGCGGCAGCACGAAGATCAGAAATATTCTCATAGGTCAGCCCCGCTCTCCAGTGTGGTCCAGTCCTGCCAGCTCTTTCGATCCAATGGCTTCTTCCCATGCGACGCCGAGACCCCACAGATGCGATCCACCGCGGGCGCGACCTTTCTCAATCCAATTCTATAATCGTGATTGTAGTCCTCGGCAGTCTCGTTGATGAATCCGATGCAATCAGCCACGAAGTTATAATAATTCTGATGCGGCAGCGCCAAGAACTCTTTCAGACGCCCTTCTTTCGTTCTAATCATCATCTCCTCCTAGATGAGACCGGGGGCAAAAATGCCCCCGGCCTGCCGATCGCTCAGTGGTCAGTGGTCAGGGTGAGCTTGCACGATCTGCCACATCTCTTTGCGAGCATCGAGTTGTGAGAGATTGAGCTTGCTGGTTGACCGCTTGTTGACGTCGAGAGCGACGCCCTTGGCCACCCACCACGGGAGGTGGTTTGGTCGCAGGCGAGCTTCCTTGGTCAGCTTGTGTCCACCGCCGTAAGTCTTGTGGACAATATCCTGCAGATCGTCTGGCGTGTGCTTCTTGAGCCAACGGCGCACGCCGACGTCGCAGTTACGTACGGTCGCATAGAGCATCGTCAGTCCGAGAACAACGATACCGTCGATGCGGCCGTGCTTGGGGCCCCAGCTCGAACGCAATGCGAAGAGAGCTTTCGTCATCGACTCACCTGAGTCGATCTCAAATGCCTTCTTCACGAAGCCGGCACCCTTGAGCACGTCTTTCGACCCACCCACGATGCCGTAGCCAGTAGCCTGGACGCTTTTGAGGAAGCCCTTGTCGACTCCTCCAATACCCTCGGCGGTCAAGCGGTTTGCCAAAGGAACTGCCTTGCGAGAGGCATTGAAGTGCTTGAACAGAAGCGCTTCCTGCTTGGGCCCGTTGGTGTCGAAGACCTGACACCGCACACGACTCTCGCCTAGTCCGCGCTTTTCCATGCCGAGCTTGCGAGTTACGCCGTCGCAAGTATAGAGCGTGGTGTCTGGTCGGCGAGACACTATCGGTGTCTGCACCATTGCAGGGCTAAAGTACTCTGCAATTTGGTCGACCAGTTTCTGGCGCGGGCGGTCCTGATAGGACCAGTCGATCTGCAGCTGGCTCAGCAGGATCTCTTCGTAACGAGGAACCTGGTCGAGCAGTTTCTGCAGCACTCGCCTCTCGGCGTCACTCAACTGTGGCTTCACCTTTTTGGTGCGAGCCTCAGTCGCCGTCTCGTTCGCAACCTGGGTCATGATGACCTCCATGGCGTTGCGAGGTTGGGTGGTCCCTATCTTTGATCGCGAACGATCCTTATGGCCCGGACCAAATCTGGCCGCGAAGGCAAGGCCTTCACGCAGAGCCTAAACGATCAAAAAGAAACAAACAAACAAAAAATACTCATCCGTCGGCCTCAAGCGTATGCTGCAGCGTTACCCTGGCGCGATCGACCAAGCCCGCATTGAGTTCGACCAGGGCGAGCTTGAGCCCGGTGCGCAAGTCGCGAATCGCCAGGGCCTGGTCGACCATTGTCTCGCAATAGCGCTCGCCGATCCGGATCGAGCAGTCGAGCATGCGCCGCAGCTCTTCGGGGCTAGACATGGAGTTGAAACACATAGGCGGCAAACGCGCGCCGCTCACCCTCGACATAGATCGCACCGTCCTTGTCGAACGATTCGATCCGCACAATGCGACCGGTCGGAATCTGGTTGGGGTCGCCAACCCATTCCGGCCGCGGCTCAACGATGTCACCGACGCGCAGCATTAAACTACCCATTGACGCCAATTATCCCCGTTGATCACTGCGGCCATATCTATCTTCGCTCGAAGGGCCTGAAGAATTTTCTCATCCACGGTGCCGGGCACGACGAGGTCGACGTTGTCGACGCCGTGCTCCTTGTCCTTGCCCATGGTCCGCATCTCGGCCTGATCGCGCAGTTCGAGGTTGTCCCGGTTCGAATAGAAGACGGCGAGGTCGGCCACGTCCCAAGTTCTGCCCTTGCCGCCGGCGTCGGGCGTGGCCACCATGAACCGGCACTCCGGATCAGTGCGGAATTGCAGCTCCTCGGCTTCGCGGGTGGATTCATTGCCGCCGTAAAACTTGGCAACCGGACATTCGAATTCTTTCTCCAGCGCCGTCGAGACCTTGCGCACATCGTGGCCATAGCTGCACCAGACGATACACTTGCCATCGTAATCCTGCAGCAAATCGAGCAGCGCCGCGGTTCGCTTCTCCGGCAGCACATGCTCGACGCCTTCTTCATCGATCGTGTGGCCCATCAGAACCTGATGCATGCGAACGATCTGCGCGATTACCACGGTGGCGGTGACGTGCCCGCCAGAGGCCAACAGTGTGGTGGCGAAGTCTTTGATCTCCTTGTAAGCCTTCTCCTGCTCCTTCGTCATTTCGACTTCGCGGATGGTGAACGTGCTCGGAATCTTAGGGCGGAATTCGACCCGGAACGAATGCGGCTCCATTCGCCGCTTGACCTCGGCGATCGCCTCCGGGCGAAAACCGCGCACGCCCTTCTTAGTGTCGATGATGTCGACCCAGCGGCCGCCAAAATTCTCCCGCTTCATATGCGCGACCTTGTTGCGGAACTGGGTCCAGTTCGACGGCAGCGTCCGACCGTAGGTGATGTTGATGATAGTCGGGTCGAGGAACCAGAGCTGGAAGAACACGTCGAGCAGCGAACGCGGCGTGGCCAGGCCGGACAGAATGCGCCGATAGCCGGCCAGCGGCCTGATCTTGGTCAGCACGAACATCGTGCGCTCGGCTTTGTTCTTAATGATGGTGCTCTCGTCGACCACGACGTAAGTCTTGGTCGGGCGCCTGGAGAGAAAATTGATCACGAGATCACGCGCCCGACCCGGCATGCTGAGCGCCTCAACATTGATCAACAAAGCGCGCGGACCCTCGTGCGCGAGAAAATCCGGCACCAAGCCAGTAAACCGAGTAGACGAAAAGCTCGACGACCACACTAGCGTCTTGATCCGGCCCTGCAGATCAAGCGAGAGATCGGCTTCCATCGCTCCGACCCAGGTGCGGTAGACACCGCCAGGCGCGATGAGCAAAAAGTCCTTGGCCTTGCCGAGCAATTCGAGTTCGCCGAAATCGTCGAGCACAACCTTGCTCTTGCGCGTACGCATCGCCATGAGCAACGCGAAGAACGGTCGGCCGCGCATACGCTGAAGCGCAGCGACCTGGTTCTCGTCGGCCTGACGCCGAGGCTGATAACGGGCGCTCATGTCGGCTGACTGAGCGATTGACTGAGTGATTGATAGAAGGCGAAGTTGTCCGCGCGCTCCTTGTCCGACAGTGCCCAGCGTGTGTTGATGGATCCGAATTCCAGAAGGGTACGATCGACCAAGCTGATCCAGCTCAGGTCGTGCCACTCGTCATCGGTGAGCGGCTGCTTGGCTGCGAACTTCATCATGGCATCGTAACAGCGCTTGGCCTGCTCGCGCCGGGTCATCGCTTTATCCTCCCTTGCAAAATCTCAAACGGAGATGATGGCGTATCATCGCCGATCGTGAGCTTCCATTTCTTTCCAAGTTGGTTGGTGATTTTCCCACGGGTTTGATTGCACTCGTAACACGCCGCCACGACGTTACCGGGCACGGTGCGACCGCCTTCCCATACCTGCTCTAAATGGTCCGCGGTCATTGTGCGTGGACTGCATACACCGTCCTGGCCGGCGCTCACCGGATCCATCGGCCTCCGACACCAAAAGCACAGCCCATCCTGGCGCATGAACGCCCGGCGGGCCAACCGCCGCGCCATAATCTGATCGTAGTGCGTACGCTTCAGACTCATTCGCCACCTAACATCTTGGCAATTACGTCCCAGTCCCAGGCCCGCGGCCCACCGGCCCACCAATTCAACGGGGTCGCGGCAGAGATTCCTCCGAGCATCAGCTTGCGCACATCGGCGCCGGCAAAAATCAACAGCTCATCCCGCCCTTCCCGCCGCAAGCCGGCGGAGCACTTCCACCGTACGATCACCAATACCCGCCCACCGGCACGCAGGCGCCGCTCGATCCAGCCGACTTGCTCGGTCGAAATCCGCACCGCATTGGTCGCCGTGGTCTTGAACTCGATCCAGGTCTCGGTTCCACGCAAGCAGACATTGACGTCGGGCACGCCCTGTCCGGTCGACCACGTTTCGACCGACTGAAAATGCGCCGCCTTGATGCGCTCCACGAATAGCGGCCGCAGTCCACCGTCACGCGCCATTGCGTTCTACTTTCCCCAAAATTTTGAGTAGCCCACGCCGCTCCTGATATTCCCGCCACACAGTGAGATAGACCGAAGCTTGCTTACGCCCACGACACTGCCAGACAACAGTCCATCGACCGTTGCGTATTTCCCACAACTTACCGACCCACCCTCTAGTCCCATCTGCCGGACGTTCCGTGGTAATTCTCAGCACGCAATTAAACTCCAGCTTGACACCCGATTAAAGATAGCCTTAAACCTCAATTTGTCAAATTCAAAGTTGGAGGATTATCGACAGTGGCAATTCGAAATCATAGTCCGGGCCTTAAGCTCGCATTGAAGGCGCTCGAAGGCGGCCACGCCGAACTGGCACGGCAGCTCAAGACCACGCCGCAAGCGATTTACCAATGGGTCGACATCCCGTTTAAGCGGGTACTCGACGTTGAGCGCATCACCGGGATCGACCGCGAAAAACTGCGCCCCGATATCTTCCGCCGGCGGAGAGTCTCATGACGGTTCGCGGCGCCAATTACGAACGCAAGCCGAACGACAATTATCCGACGCCGCCGGAGGCGATCGACATCCTATTCGAGCATGTCAACTTCGGCGAAGTATTAGACCCTGCCTGTGGAGAACTGCAGCGGATCGTCGAGGCAGCTTGGCGCCACGGCTACGACGCCATGGGGACCGACATTATCTTCGGCGCAGACTTCCTCGACAGTACCGACTGTGACAACCACGACATCGTCACCAACCCGCCCTACGGCGGTCGGAGCGGGCGCCTGGCGCGGGAATTCATCGAGCATGCCCTGGAGCTGACCGAAGGGCACCAGGGTCGGGTGGCCATGCTGCTGCCGGTCGATTTCGATTCCGGCAAGACGCGCCTGCATTTGTTTCAACACCCGGCCTTCGCGCTCAAGCTGATCCCGGTCGATCGCATCAAATGGTTCGATGGTAAATCCGGCTCGATCAATAATGCCTGGTTCGTCTGGTGCTGGCGGCACAACGGCCCACCGATCCTACGCTACACCAGGATCCCAGTGTGAAGAACCCACCAACCCTGGCGGATGCTCTAATCGCGGAATCGTATAGCCGCAAGATGCCGCCGCATGCTGTGCAGCACATCCGCGCCATCGTCCCGGCACGCAAATTTGTCGTCGACGATGACATGTGCCGCTACTGGGCCGACGCTGAAATGGCGCTGCTGACAAAGGGCAGCTACAAAAAATGCCTGCGCATGCTGGACCTCGCACGCATGCAGGCACGGTTGCCGCACGGCCTGACATGGATCGAGCACAATCCACGGGCGTTTCGCGAGCGGTCATTGCAGCAGGGATTTGTGATCAAGCCAGGCATGCGTACCGCTTTTCGCCGCGGCTGGTTACTGGAGCAACATCCCCATATCGACGTCGCGATCCGTTGCACCGAGTTCACGGCACACGATAATTTGGGCGATCTGCAAGGTAACTATTTTCGCTTTGCTTGGGTGTGCGACGACGCCACGCCAATGCCGTGGCCGCGCGCTGACTATCCAGCCGACTGGCTGCAAGTGAGACACAATCGCGATAGCTCCAACATGGCAAAGGTGCCGGAGGCTTTTAATCGCGACAGCCCCAAAGCGCCAGATGATTTCATGTGGACTGAATCGGAACTGCTGGCTGGCATGGCCGGATTCATCACGCCGCAAGTCGCGTTGACGATCGGCGGCAGCAAGGAGTTCCTGTCGACTTACAGCGGTAAAATGACACCAAGGGAATTATGGAAAATACGAGCATCGTGCCGGGCGCTGTGGATGTTGCTGGCAATGATCAACGATCTCCCGACCACCGTAGAATCTATCATGCCCAGCAAGGGCTATGTCGCGCGCGGCAGCTACAAGAAATTCCTCAAACACTCGATCATTCATCTCAACGTACCCGAGAATGTGTGGCGTAAATTGATTGCCAAGACCGTCGCAATCCTACGCCGACGCGCGCACCAGGTCCGCGGCCACTGGCGACTGGACTATCGTCATCCGCTTAGCGGCAAGTGCGAGCATAACTGGCACGTCGAAGAGCGAGCGTTACTCTGTTCGCGTTGCGGCGGCGCTAAGCTGTGGATCGCGGAGCATCAACGCGGCGACGCCTCGATTGGTTTTGTCACCCACGATTACTCAGTGGAGCACAAAAATGCTTAGCCCCGATCGTCCACGGCGCGAACTTCTATTCGACGTCGAAAGCCGCAGCACCTACGATGTCACCGACGTTGGCCCGTACATTTACGCCACCCATCCCACCACCGAAATCCAGTTCTTCACCTATGCCGTCGACGACGGGCCGATCCTGATCTGGCGCCGCGGCGACCCGCCGCCGCAGCCGTTCATCGATGCCGCCGAGAACATCGACACCTGGACCATCTACGCCCACAACGCCGGCTTCGACCGCCCCATGCACGAGCACATCCTGGTCAAGCGCCACGGCTTCCCACCGCTGGCGCTGGAGCAGTGGCGCTGCACCATGGCGCAGGGCCTGGCGGCGGCGCTGCCGGGGCGGTTGGAGCGCCTGGCCAAGGTGCTCAACCTGGAGCACCAGAAGGACAAAGCCGGCAGCCGGCTGATGAAGCAGATGGCGAAGCCGCGCAAGCCGCGCAAAGGCGAGGACCCCACAGCCACGCTCTATTTTGACGACCCCGTACGCATGGCCGGGCTCGAGGATTACGGCGTCAGAGACACCGCCGCCATGCGCGAAGCCCATTACGGCCTGCCGGATCTGATCCCGTTCGAGCAACAGGTCTGGCTGCTCGATCAGAAGATCAACGGTACCGGGTTCTACCTCGACCAGGAGCTGGCGCTGGCGGCCAACAAGATCGCCGAAGACGCCAACCCGATCATCAACGCCGAGCTGACCCAGCTCACCAATGGCCAGGTCACCGCCTTCACCCAGGTCGCCAAGCTGACCGAGTGGCTGGCGCAATGGGTGCCGGTGGAATCGCTCAACAAGGCCACGATCGAGGAGCTGCTCGACCAGGAGCTTCCCGAGCACGTCCGGCGCGCCCTGGAGCTGCGCCACCTCGGGGCCCAGGCCGCGGTCGCCAAGGTCGACGCGCTGCTGCAGCGCCGCTGCCCCGACGGTCGGGTCAGGGATTGCTTCGTTTACCACGCCGCCGGCACTGGCCGCTGGTCCTCGCGAGGCGCCCAGGTCCACAACCTTAAGCGGCCACAGACCGATTTCAGCAAGGACGAGGGCGCCGAGCTGCGGCGCGCCATCGAGATCATCGGCAGCGGCGACCTCGCCTTGGCGCGGGAGCATTACGACAACCCGCTCTCGGTCATCGGCGACTGCATCCGGGCCATGATCGTTGCCGCTCCCGGCCACACCCTGATTGGCGGTGATTTCTCCGGCATCGAGGCGCGGGTCACCGCCTGGATCGCCGGCGAGAAGAGCAAGCTCGACGTCTTCCGGGCCTATGACGAGGGCCGCGGGCCCGACCCGTACGTGATCTTCGCCGCCTCGGTGTTCACCCGCGACCCGGAGGAGCTGTCCAAGGCCTACAAGGCCGGCGACCCGGTGGCGCGCGAGCAGCGCCAGATCGGCAAGGCCGGCGAGCTGGCGTTCGGATTCCAGGGCGGAGTAAAGGCCTACCGCCGGTTCTCTCCGGGCGGAGCACCGGCGGCGACCACGGCGTCGCAGTCGGCCTGGATGAAGCTCCACGGCGCCTTCGACCGCACCAAGACACCGCTGGCCGGCACGACGACCGAGTTCACCGACCTCGAAGTCAACCGCATCAAGAACACCTGGCGCCGCCTGCACCCCAACGTGGTGCGGTTCTGGGACAATATCGATCGCGCCACCTACAAGGCGGTGACCAATCCGGGATGCACGGTGACCTTCGGCAACCTCTCGCTCATGTGCGATGACTCGCCGATGTTATGGCTGACACTGCCGAGCGGACGCTCGCTGGCCTATCCGCACATCCGCAAGACTCGAGCGTTCTTTTTCGAGGGCAAGATCGTCGAGCACGAGCGTGGCGAACATTGCGTGCTGTTCAAGGACGCGGCGATGGGGCAGTGGCGCGACGTCAAGGTCTATGGCGGCCTGCTCACGGAAAACATCGTGCAGGCGATCGCCCGCGATCTCCTGGCCGAGGCCATGATTCGCGTCGACCGCGCCGGGTTTCGGATCGTCGCCCATGTGCACGATGAGATCGTGATCGAGGTGCCGAAAGCGAAGGCCGCGGCCGCGGAGGTCACCTTCACCAAGCTGATGTCGCAGTGCCCGCCATGGGCCAAGGGACTACCGATCAAAGTCGGCTCCTGGAGCAACGAACGCTACATCAAATGAGGAGAAACAATTCATGAGTCCGAAAGCCAACAGCGTCCGCGTCACAAACAAATAAACATTCGCTTGACAACCCGTATGCCTGTCGCCAAAGATCGCGCGATGAATAGACTAAGAATATGCGTCGTGTGTGGCGGCAGCTTCCACTTGTTATCACGCAAACTGACGTGCTCGGACAAATGCCATCGCGAGCGCAAACGCACGGCGGCTTATCGCGAGCACAAACGCGCGCAAGACTGCGCCTATCGTGAAGGGCCTATGCGCGAGCAACTTCTTGCAGGCAAACGTGAATGGCACGCGGCCAATCGCGAACGGATCCAACAGCAGAAACGCGAATATCGCAAAGCCCATCGCGAGCAGATCAACGCATCCAAACGTGTGCCTGCGAGATGGCTGACCTGCGTAGTGTGTGGCGGTGAGTTTCAAACCAAAGTCTCACGAAAACTGACCTGCTCGGCCGCATGTGCTCGCAAGCGCAAACACACGGTCCGCGACGAAGCGCATCGGGACCAGATCGTCGCGCAGAAACGTGCATGGAACGCAGCGCATCGTGAGCAAATCAAAATATCGAACCGCAGATACATAGAAGCCAATCGCGAGCAGATCAACGTACGCCGACGTGACTCACGCCATCATCATCAGGAGTGGGTCAATGCGGTGTTTCCGCCTCGTCCACCGTGCCCTCGAGTCAACGCGGCCCCATCCAGCCATCAGCATTATCGGGAATGGATTAATGCAGTATTTCCACCTCAGGCAAAGGGAAGGCGCGGCGGCAAGCGACCGGGCTGCGGGCGACCCAGAAAGGACGTTACGCTGCCATTGAAGACCTGCATAGCGTGCGGCAAAAAGTTTCGGGCTAAGCGAAGTACTTGTTCGAAAGCTTGTTACCGTAGCTACGTCTATCAACCCTTACCGAAACCTTTGCCGGAACGGCGCGGTGGCTGGCGCCCAGGCGGCGGGCGTCCCCGAACGAACCCGTTGACGTCGCATGTTGCGGCGTGGAAGTGGCACATTGCTGGGCTACCGCCGTCAGTGCAAGGGCGCGGTGGCGTGCGCCCAGGAGCAGGACGCCCCCGAACGAATCCAGTCGGATACGAACGCAAGCTCCAAATATCCTACGCAGTCCTCAAGAAACTCGGCATCCCACTGGAACATTTGCCGACGCGATACCAGCAAATGCGCGTCGCATATGAATCACTGAAGCAGCTTGGTGTATTGATACCAGAAGAGAAAGGAAACTAAACATGACGGATATCCACCCCAACATTGGCACGCTGGGACAGACACGCTCGACTTGGCGCGATGATAATCATCTACGCGGTTTGCTGCTTCGGTTGGTTATAGAAAACCCGCAGGCCAACCGCGAGGAGTTGGAAGCACTTTATCTTGACAAAGCCGAGTCGAACTCAACGCTAGTCGAAGAAGCACTTCGCCGCTCCTTTGATAACGACTATTGGCAGCTACAAAGGCCAGCGAAACGACGACGTCCGCTGATCGAGGCCGAAGTTACCGCCGTGACAGAGCAGCTCCGAGTCGTCGTGCTGCTGGATCTGGTCCTGCCCAATGGCAAGAAACTACGCGAGTGCTCCGGCCAAGAATGTCGACAGGCAGGTGGTTGGTTAACAGCGGTAGCTGACCGTATTGGCAATCGCGGCATTGTCGGCGAGAAACTTAGTGAGGCTGAAGTTGCCGCGCTTTATGCCAACCCGAAGAGCAAAAGGAAAAAAGACAAAGACTGACGCGGCGAAAGCGAACTTATCAGCAAGCGGACATGGCGGCCTCGTCGTGTCCGTTTTTTTTTCACTTGACACGGTTAAAGCTTGGCTTTAAACAGCCACCTACCAGTCAACGTCACCGTCAAAACACAGAGAACCGTCATGAAGACCTATCGATTCACCCGCCGGCTCGCCGACGGCTCGGTCTATATCCTCGGCCACGCCGTGCAGAACGAGGCCGGCTGGCGCTTCCTCCCCAACGTCTCCGGCCGCAGCCCCAGCCGCAAAGCGCACAAGTCCTTGGAAAAATGCCTGCCGCGCTGGGTCGGTTATCCCGACTATTGCCAGAGCGAGGTGGTCAGCCGTGGCTGATTTCATGTGCCAGTACGGCAACTGCGAAGAGATCTGTACGCCGATCCTCATCAGCAACAAGGTGACGCTGGAGCGTGCGCGGTTCTGCTGTCGCGAACATGCCGCACTCTACCTCCTGCGCGACGCCTCCATGGCAACCTACGACCGCGTGCAGGAACAATTCCGGAAGGATTTCCCGTGACCCACCACCGCGGCACTCCGACATGGCGCCACGACTGCACGCGCTGCCGTTTCCTCGGTCAGACCATCGGCGGCGGCAAGCTGCACGATCTCTACGCCTGCGACCGGCCCGGCGATATCGACCAGAAGCGCTCGCCAAGCCTGATCGCCCGCTACGGCAACAACGGGTCGGAGTATTATTCCATCGACGCCAACTACGCCCATGCCACCGGCCACGCCGAGCTGTTCGCCGCGGCCTGGCTGTGGCGGGTCAGCGAGGAGGAGTGAGTCATGGTTACGCTCACCGTGAACGAACTGATTGCGTCCATTCCCGAGAAAGAAAAACAGAGGTGGGCATCAGATCTCATAGACGCTCTTTATAACGGCGGGTTCAACCCAGCAGATTGGAATCCGGAGGAAGGACAAAGTTCTCTCGAACAAACCATCCTGCAAAATTGTCTGGATGGATGGATTTTTTATCGTTTCTTCCAGCATCTTGAGTTCCCCATAACCGTGACCGTCGACGAGGAGCCAGAGGAGCAATAGCCATGTCAGCCGACACCCCAGCCTCCTGTGACATACGTGCTCCGCGTGCCGGCGAATTCTTTCGGGTCAATCCTGATCCGGCCTTCCACACCGACGTCGCGCTGGTGCGCGATCCCGAGGACAACAAGCTGTACAAAATTGCGCCGGAGCTTGTGCCCGAGGCGATGGAGCGCATCCCCGATAAGGTCAAGCATTGCACTATGTTCTTGGCACAGAACCAGGACGGCGAGATATTCCTCTGGCCGGTCGAGAAACCGGTCCCGACCGAGCACCCAGTATACCGAGCAATGACCGAGTGGATTTCAATTCGGCTGCAATCCTAACAGGAGCAAACCTATGTCAGTCGTCACACCAGCCTTCAAGCAGTTCGGCGAGCGCAAGCGGCCAGGGTTCTCGCGGCGCAGCCGCGAGACCTCCGTGGGCGCGTCCGAAATCGGTCAATGTGAGAGGAAGATCGGCTACGAGAAGCACGACGCCGATCAGGACGAAGAGTTCATCCGGACCTGGGGCGCGGCGCAGCGCGGCATCTCGATCGAGAAATCATTTTTCGTGCCGGCAATGAAAAAATTCTACGGCGAGAACTTCATCGCCGCCGGTTCGAAACAGAAGCGCCTGGTCGACGGCAACCTCTCGGCCACGCCGGACGCGCTGCTGGTCAACCAGCCGCGCAATCTCCTCGCCGGCCTGATGGTGCCCGACATCGGACCATCGCAATGCGTGGCGGTGGAATGCAAGACCGTGGATCCGCGCGTGAACCTATCGCGGCCCAAGCCCGAGCACATCTTCCAGGTGGTGGTGCAATTGGGGTTACTGCGCAAGCTCACGGAGTATCAACCAGACTACGCGCTGCTGTCCTACATCAATGCTTCGTTTCTGGACGACGTCGTCGAGTTCGTGATCGAGTTCGATCCGGCGGTATTCGCGGAGGCGTACAAGCGCGCCGATCGCATCATCAACGCCACCGCGGCGGCGCAGCTCAAGCCCGAGGGCTGGATCGCATCAGGCAGCGCCGAAGGCGGCGAGTGCAAATACTGCCCGTACGCTACCGCCTGTAGGGCGCTGCGTGGCGACGTCCCGCTAGGGATAGACAAGCTTGGCTTTAACGACCCGCAGTTCATCAGCGAAATGGTCGACCTGGCATACCAGGAACGCGACCGTCACGCCGCAGTGAAGGAGGCCGACGCCTTGCATCGCGAGGCGCAAGAAAAAATAAAAGAGCGGATGCGCGA